TTACCTATGGCAGCAGATCCCCGCCTCGATCTGACACCATATCTGTATCGAACACTCGAGGCGTTACAAAAGGAGATGAGTTATGCAGGTCGCTACAGACCAATCGACCCAACAGACGAGCCAAGCACCAACAGCAACAGTGGCTCCGAGCAGTTACGTGGCGGCAGCTCCAGCAGCAGCTCCACAAGCGGCTCCACAGATACCGGGTCAATATCAAGTGGGTACCAGCTTCCCACAAGCAGTACCACAGGGAACCCCCAGCTTCCAATCCGCCCCTACTCAGTACGCCCCCCAATCCCAACCGGCGGCGGCTCCTCAGCAGGACGGTCCATGGGAATCGGCGTTCAACAAGGTGGTAGGACTACTGAGCACTCCAGTCCAATCCCCGTTCCAGGGTCAACAATCTCAGACAGCGGCTCCTCAGTATACCCAGGCCAATTACGGTCAGGTGAGCGCCCCAACTACGCCACAATCGGCTCCGCAGATCTCGCCAGCCAGCCAGATATCCTCGGACAGCTCTTCCCAAACCTCTTCGAATCTCTCCTCGGCTCAGCTGGACGCAGTTCAGAACCAGGTAGGAATGAGCAACGAAAGCCGTCAGGTGATGGACGCATTCGGGATAGAGGCACCAGCGGTACTAAACCAGTACGCGGTAAATCTAGAAGGAATGCTGGACAACGCCGTAACGTGGGGAAATAGAGCACAAGAAGTAATTAAAGGATACGCTGATTTTTCTGTACAAGAGCATCAAGAGAATCTTGCTTATAACGAGATACTTACTAACCCAGATGTGCTTAGTGACTATACATTGAAGTTCTTTGGTCCAGAAGGTCCATACCCTGTTTATGAAAATGAGCAACAGTTAGAAACTAAAGGATATCCAACAGCTCCAGTAGGCCAACAGCCTGCAGTTGAAGGGCAGCCTCAAGCTCCTAATGCTTTAGCTACAGCTGGTCAGAACTTCCCTGCACCTCCTCAAGCTGCTCCACCACAACAGCCTGAAAATTTCTGGGGTTCATTCAACGAGCAGATGTCTCGTGACCCAGGAAATGCATGGAGAATGTTGAACCAAGCTCAGCCACAAACAGTTTCTAATAAATTGTTTGTAATGGAGTAGACCTATGAGAGGAGCTATTAAATACGGCATACCTGCATCTGTCGGTGTCGGCACCGCAGGTTATGCTGCTTCTCAAGATGAGGATTTAGGCTCAACAGGTCTAGCTGGTATCGCTGGTACTTTAGGTGCCGCTGCTGGTTTAAAAGGTGCTCGTGCCTTAGCTGGCAAGTATGCACCTCTTTTTGGAGGTAAATTAGATGCCGCATCTGAAAAGGTTCTTGATTATGCAGCAGAAAAGATTCCATCTGATAGACAATCAGGTTTTAGAGCTAATAGAGCACAAGATTTAGCAGAGATGCTAACTCAAGCAGCTACTAGTACTCAAAATCCTAATTTCTTAAGAGGTTCACAGTATGCAGCTGCAGCAGGTTTAGTTCCTGCGAGTGCATTAACAGCAGGTCTTGGCGGTGTAGCCGCTGGTGCTGTTCCAGGTGCTTTAGGTGTACCTGGCTTTACGGGAATTGATCCAGAATCTTATGGTTCTAGTAATTCGCCTGGGGCTCGTTATAAAGCCTCGACAGCTCAGTATTCTTAATAATATTTAAGGAAAATTAGACGCTGTTAAAATTTTATGTAGATAAGACTAAATTGTCTCATTCTTTCATCCGATATTTTCTTTGCGCCCCTGGAGGATAAAACAAAGTGTTCATTGATAATGATTTCCCAAAAATTTTGGGAGCCGAGCTCTATAGACCACATCCAGCTTATATAGCGGAGATGGCTTGTGAGCCAGTAGTGGTACATGACTTTACACGCCAACCTGGACAAACCGTTCAGTTGGATAGATATAAGTTCTGGGGAACCCCTGGTACAAAGGATAGTCGTGAGCGTGTAGCTGACCAGACTATCGGTACTGCTAACAGCCGTAACATCACAAAGGAAAAGGTACTTGTTGTACTTAAAGAATACACAGGTCCTGCAGATCCTGGTGATGCTACTCAGTCAAGTACTTTCAAGATTGCAAGAGAGACTCTTGTAACAGCACAACGTCTACTACTTGACACAGGGAACCTTAATATGTTCCATCAGAGCATAGGTTCACTTACCTTGCTTGATGACTACAGAAGATGGCGTGACCGTGTCTTTATTGACGAGCTTTCTAAAGCAGAAGCTAATGGTGCTGCATCTACTAGTCAAGGTGGTTACTACTTTGCTGGTGGTAAGACAAAAGACTCATCTGGAAGAATTGCTTACACAACTACAGAGTATGGCAACCAGATTCAACAGTTCTCAGTTAAAACTGACCTCTTAACTGTTGTTAAGGACTTACGTAAGCGTAATGTTCCTACATATGCAGATGGTTTATATCGTTGCATATGCGACCCAACATTCATGATGCACTTACGTCGTGACTCTGACTTCAGAGAAATCGCACGTTATTCTGGTGCTCCTGGACAAGGAATGTACATGGGCAACCCCATGATTCCTAACAACGCTAGCTTCTATCAGGGACCTCAAGCTGGACAAGCTTATTTCCTAGCTGGCGAACCTGTAATGCCAACAGGTGTACAGTTTGAAGGTGTTAAGTTCTTTGAATCTACTAACTTCCCAACAAAAAATATAACTGCTACATTCGATAATAGTTCTTATGCTTCTAAAGAAGTTGCACAAGGTTATTTCTTCGGACCACAAGCAATTGGTGTTGGAATTGGTGGACCAAATGCACAAGTTCTTATTAATAATAATGATGACTTTTCAAGATTTATAATTTTGATTTGGCAGTTGTACGCTGGGTTTGAGATCCTTAATAAAGATTTCGTAACTACAGGATTCAGCTTCGTTGAAGATGACGGATCTGTATAGTAAATAACATTTAGTAAAAATACAATTGGAGAAATAAATGGCCTATTTGTCTTCTAAGAAAATCTATCCAGGGAACTGGGCAGAGCCTCTTAACGGTTGGTACAAAAATATTGATACCAACGATGATTCCACAAACGATGCAACTAAAGGTGGTCCTACTGCCGTATTAGCTGTACCAGGTTGGAAGTATTTCCAACAACGTGGTTATGTTGAAGTTACAGGAAAAGCAGCTTCTGCATTCACTAGTGCTGATGTAATCGTTCCTTCTCCTTATAGGAATGACGATACTCGTACAGATATTACTGGAATGGTAGTTTCTGGAAATGCTACTCAGTCTTCTTACATCTATCGTTCTACAGTTTCTGTAGCATCTGGTTGGGGTGATGGAAGAGTTGCTTCTGGTGTTTATACCGATACTGGTAACCTTGTCTCTTTTGGTAGAGATAATTCAGGTTCTCCTGTTGCTGCTTCTGGTTTAGGTGAAGGTCCTGCTCAAGCAAACCTTGCATCTACAGTAGACGGTCCTGCTGCAGGTGGTGCCGCTAACTCTGTTTACTATGCTGGTGGTGTTGCTGCTTACAGCTACAATCCACTAGTAACAGCAAGTGGTGTAAACGCAGGTGGTTCTGATAACCCTAATACTCCTTATAAGGTAATCCAAGCTGCTACTACATTTAAAGTGTATGTAAAAGCAACTGCTAATGCTACTTCTGCTTCCAGTGCTGCTGATGGTTTATACATCTCTGATGCTGATGCTGATGCTGGTAGAAAAGGTTATATCGTAGTTGAAACATGCTACTTACAGCCTGATGATGCTCCTGGATACGAGGACATCGAGCAGTACTTATCTGCTAGGACAGTTAGCTAATTACAAGGTAAGCTAGGATTAGATATTCTCTAGTCCTAGTTATGCTTTATCAGCACAAAAAAACAGGAGCCCGTGTCAAGCTCATTAGTGAACTTGATAATGGTGACTGGTTTATGGTTGAAGACCAAGACGGTAAATTATATACCGCTTACAAACATGAACTTGAAGCTGATAAACAAGCTACTAAAAAGGTAAAAACTTTACAGGTTAAAGACAAAGCAGCTAAAGAAGAACCCCGTGAATTCCCTCCTGATATGAGATTAAATATCAATGGAGCTACTCCTCAGATGATTGCAGATCATATAAAAGGAATAGGAATTAAGACGGCAAGAGAAATTAAAGATTTACAAATGTCTTTATCGGGTGAGAGATTTGCAAATTTGGACCAATTAAAACAAATAAAGAGGGTTGATTGGGATTCTGTTTTTGCTGCTGATTTAATTAGAGTATAGTTTTAATAGACATATTATTAATTATGAGCCCTCAAGGACCTGGAACCTACGGATCAAAAGTTGGTAGACCACCAAAGAAAAACACTAAAAAAACTACAGCTAAAAAAAGTACTACAAAAAAAAGTACAAAGAAAAGTTATTAGATTTAAAATAAAAGATAAGTTTAACAAGAGGATAAGTGCAATTATCTGACTTTGATAAAAGTAGAGTTAGGTATCATTTAGGATACTTCACTGTTTCAGTACCAGCAGGTGATTATGCACGGCTGGAAGAAGCAATGAATACTATTCCTGATTCATATTTCTATGACAAGATTGCTCTTCAAATAGGTAGATGTGATACTGCAGAGAAGAAAACCGAAGTAGCCTCAACTCCATCTACAAGATTAGAAACAATTGCTGGAGACGTTGATAGAACAATTAAATCCAGTAATGCAAAAGAAGCTTTAAAGATTTGGGATGAGATATATCTTTATGAAACGAATCGCTTAGCTGCGATTCTTTACGTACCTAATTACAAAGATCCTTTACAGGCTAGGTATAGATATGAAAGATCAGGAGCTGAGTTTATACAAGCTTTACCTGGTCCTGCTGATACTGCTGTCGGTTCTCGTCAATATTTAGCGGAGAGTTGGAGATAATGCCTGGACCTGAACGTTTTATGGATATGTTAGGACCTGGAGGGGGTATGGCTTTTGGTCCTGATTGGCTACAGAATTATATAAATCAATCAAGAGGTTTTATAAATAGAACTGCTCCTGAAATACCTAAAACAGCTAAATCTACGTTAGATAATATTCTTAAAACCAGTGGCGGTAATAGTACAGTCAGTAATCTTATTAACCAAGCTAAAAATCGATTAGGTCTAAGTCCCTTAGATCTTGATTTAAATATTAAAGGACCCAATATTCTAGATAAAACTAAATTTAAATTAGGGGGAGTTAAAGAATTTTTAGATAAGCCTATCAATATAGGTGGTGAAATGCAGAGATATGGTATTAAAGAAAATATTAAAGGAGCTGCAGATTTCTTAAAAGGTAAGGTAGGAGATGTAAGAAACTTAGGCGTATTTAAGTCTGGTATTAATTTTACTCCTCGTAGTATTCTTAATCCAACTTGGGGACTTGCGAAGAGAGGTTTAACAGCAAAGGGGATAGAACAATTAACTGGAATACCAAATGCTTATGTAACTCCTGGAGAGATTGTAAAAGGAGCACAAATGCTTACTAATCCTGTGACATTAAAAGCAGGTGCAGCAGCTACAGCTCTTGCTTTATTAGACCAACGTCCAACAGGACCTAAAGATGAATTTGCAGATTACAGAGCTTTTCTAAATGAAAATACAGCTGCAGCCAATAAATCTCTTAGTGAACTTCCTGAAAGTGATTTAACTATAGATCAATTACAAGAGAAAATAAAACTAAGAAATTTGATTTCTCAAAATGAAGCTGATCCATTAAATCAAAGTTTTTATCAAGGACCACAAGCTTCTCAAGAAACTACTGAATTTACACAATTAGCACCAACACCAGTATTAAATAGAGTTACAGGAGATCCAGGTCCTAGAACTCCTCCTAGCTTCACTTCTCCTAGTTTTGCTATTAATACAGGTTTAGTTAATCCTGCACCAGTAGTAGTTGAATCTGCTGTAACATCAACTGTACCTTCTGAAGATGCTGCACAATCTTTAGTAGAACAAGCTAAAGCAAAATGGATAGCAGATACTGCTAATAGTCCAGCACAACAGTCAGGTGCTTTCAATCCTGAGCAATTATGGGAGACTCATTTAAATAACCAACGTTGGAGAAAAGATCAAGGACGCAATTTTACTTACGGAGAGTATCTCTAATGGCATACAAGAAAAGAAGACCAACTTTTAAATATGCTCAGTATGCAGGACAAGATTCTGATTATTTACCTGGAGAAGTTTACGGTAGTTCTTTTAACTCATATCAGAAAACTCCACAAGAAATAATTGATTATAGAGTAAATCAAATGTGGGATTTTCCTATTGAAAAATCTCCTGATCAATCACAGTCTTTCCAAACATTTTTAAACTTAAGTAAGAATCCTAATGCATTAATTGGTACTAAATTAATGGAGTTACCAACTGGGTTTTTACAAGCTATGAAGATGGGATAAAAACAACGTTATATAATAAGTAAATAAGTGATGTAATTAAAAGTGTCTTCAACCTCAACTAATAAACAACCACTTTTGGTTGACCGTCCGTTATCCGATACAGTAAGAGTTACTACTCAAACAGTTGGACAAGAATCTACAAATACTTTATTCGTACAAGGTGGACAAGCACCAGCTTTATTAGTAGATATGGATGCTGCCACTTCTGATGATAATAATAATGGTGGAATTGTAGATGCAATACAAATTACAAGAGATGATTTTTATCGTGGAAACGACTATGTTTTAAGTGCAACAACATCAGGAAGCGGTATTTCTCTTGTAAGTGGTCAAATAATATATGCTCAAGATTGTCAACAATCTGCAGTTACAGCAGTTAAAAACGGAGGAGATAATTATTATAAATATAAAGGTTCATCAGCAGTTACAGGTTTAATTAGTGCTCTTGATTTTACTAATACAGCAACAACTACAGGTTATGAAGATCTTGGTTTAGTTTATGGAAAGCAGCCAGAGGTAACATTTGTCTTTTATCAAACTCGTGGAACTACAACTCCTATTCCTGCATCTGGTGATTATAAAGTTTTATTTGCTAAAACTGTTCCTGCTGAAAGCGGAACTATAGATTGTTCAGATTTAATGCCACAAGTTGCAGTACCAACAGTTAGTGCAGGTAATACAACAGGATTAGGAAATGCTTCTCCTTTACGTAATAAAGGGATTTATCTAGAGCGTGGTGATCGTATTTATGTAGGTGTTTATGCAGAAGGTAATAATGGAGCTGGATATGCCGCTGGTGCTCATATAATTGCTCAAGGTGGATTCTTCTAAAGCTAAAAAAGCAGTTAAAGCTGCCAAACTCCAGAAAGATAAAATGGCTTGTAATAAGCCAAGGAAAACTCCTGGTCACAAAACAAAATCACATGTAGTTAAAGCCTGTGATAAAGGAAAAGAAAAAATAATTAGATTTGGACAACAAGGTGTAAAAGGTGCAGGTAAAAGCCCTAAAACCGCAAAAGATAAAGCTAGAAAAAAATCATATTATGCAAGACATAATGCTCAGGATTCTAGTCCTGATAAAATGTCAGCTAGATATTGGTCACATAAGGTTAAGTGGTAAAAATATAATATGGCAAAAACTTTTGGATCATTTAGTGCGTTTAGCAAATCTCCAAAGAAACAAAAGTTTGCTATAGAACCTATTAAATCTGAGTTTGGTGGAAGTGAGCCTGATTCAATTTATACAATCAATAGAGAATCATCTTGGTCACGTTGGAGACGTGGTTTTGAAATAGCTACTGCTTCTCTAGCTCATAACACAATTGACTATCCATTTACCTATAAAATTCCTTTACCAGCTGGTGCATCACCTGCATCAGGAAATCAACCAGCAATACCTGGTATTTTTAGAGGTTTTCCTACTAAGAATAAAGAATTAAGTTGTCATTGGGCAGGTGTACGTGTTGCAGGAAGTCTTCGCTTTGATAATGTTTTAGATGTTAGTAACGTACGTGCTTCTATAGCTTCAGTAACAGAAGACAAAGAATTTTGGTATGTTCAATTAGCAGGTACTTGGAGTTCTACTAATACTCTTCCTGCTCCACTCTTTATACCTATTGCAGGTACTGATGGCATCAAACCTACCAATGGAGAAGTTATTGAGGATCGAATAATTACTCCAGAAGGTGTTCCTATAAATAGAGATAGCATTGACTCTAATACTCAAAAACGATATGGATTTGTACAAGCTGTTGTAGCTGATGTAAATCAAAATACTGGAGTAATTAAACTTCGAAAAAGAGGTTCAGTAGAAGCTACACCTGACAGAATTCTTGTTACTCCTGCTACAAGGCCACCAAACGTTGGTAGGTACTTTATGACAGGTACAAGGTATTATTGCAGCTGTCAGGACTATACAAGGAGAGATTATGCTTATATATCTTCTTTAGGTCAAACAAAAGGTAAGAAATTCCCTTTAACTAGAGTTGCATCCTTAAAACCTGGAAGATATGAAGTCCTAAAAATAGGTGAAAAAGTTTCTAACCAAGCAATGACAAGTGCAGTAGTTAATAGAAAGATGGAAATTATTTCACCTTCTGCTGACTTTAATGTTCCTCCTTCTGTTGCTCCTACAACTCAAACTATTCCAGGATCAACTAGAGACAATCCAGGTGTATATAGTGACTTTGGTTCTGTTTATATAAGAAGTGGATCAGACCCTTCTTTACCTGGAGCTAAATCAGATGGTATACCTTCATACGAAGATTACACAGCAAAAGATAATGTAATTACGTCTTTAACTGACTTTTGGGAACCAGTTTTAGATGAGTTTCGATATTGTAAACATATCTACTCTATGAAATTTGAAGAAGGATTATTTCCTGCAGAACCTTCTGATTTCCCAGTAGGTGTAGGAAGCATGGTTGATTGGGAGCAAAAGTTGGTTGCTAAGACAGAAAAAGATCAAAACGAAGCTGTTGAAAAGTTATTAGCTACTGGTTTGTCCTATATGGATATACCTCCTTTTAACTGTCAATCTCCAATGATGGTAACCATGATGCAAAAACTATTTAATATACCTAGTAATTTTGTTTTGTTACAGAATTTTACTATGTATGATAAGACTGGAAAAGCTTATACACCATCTCAAGGAGGTGCTCCTGCTTTATGACTAATCCTAAATTTGGTGATGTTGTTGACTCGAATTTTATTTATTCAAGTGAGCAACGTAAAAAAAGAAAATTTGGTGATAGCGATATTCAAGTAGAAGGAAATCCAGCTACATATCATGCTGGAGACGTTGTTCATCTTCCATATCAAGCAGGTGAAACTTCCACTATTGAAGCCATTGGATTAGCTTGGGGAGCTTTTGCAAGTGGTGTAGACCCTGCCGAGTAAATAGTCTGTATACTTATATTAAGCCTTTTGAGGAAAGGCTGACATTCCGCACTTATACTTAGTAAATTATGGCAACCGCTATAGAAGTTAGGGAACAAAGTTCTCTGGCAGGTTGGTCTGAGTTTTGCGAGTGGGTTACCTCTACAAATAACCGAGTTTATGTCGGTTGGTTTGGAGTACTGATGATCCCTTGCTTACTAGCAGCAACCACTTGTTTTATTATTGCGTTTATCGCAGCACCTCCTGTTGATATTGATGGAATTAGAGAACCAGTTGCAGGATCATTCCTGTATGGAAACAACATCATTTCAGGAGCAGTCGTCCCAAGTTCCAATGCTATCGGACTCCACTTCTACCCAATCTGGGAAGCAGCGAGTCTTGATGAATGGCTATACAACGGAGGACCATATCAACTCGTTATCTTTCACTTCCTTATCGGTATCTCAGCTTACATGGGACGCCAATGGGAACTTAGTTATCGACTAGGGATGCGCCCTT